ATTAACATTAAAATATTTTGTAGTAAAGTTTGTTTCCTTATTTAAAGAAATATTAGTATTTGGACCTCTTAAATATTCTACTTCTTCTACTTCATCTGCCGTAAAAGAAATATTGATATTAAAAGAAATAGGATCAGAAACTTCTTCTACTACCCATAAAGTATCTTTTACATTATAATTTGAAGGAAGAGGTTCATATAATTTTACAAAAATACTAGGTTCAAGTTCATTAGCAGTATCTAATAAAGTGTTTACTCCTATTAAAGTTTGATTATTTCCAAAATTTAAAAGTAAATCAGAATAGAAACTTTTACCCTGTTTTGAAGCAATGTAGTTAAAATATGAAGTACCTACAGCATCAAATGATAAATCATTAGTTGTTATTTTTATTTCTGTTCTATCTGAAGATATTTCTTTAATAAAGTATCTTGTAGTATTAGAACTTAAAAATAAGGGTCTATAAAAATTATATATTACATTGTAACTTCCTAAAGTATATCCTGCTGTTTTTAAATTTTCTTCAGGATCTACATATAAAGTATCGTATAGTGAATTTTCAGGGTTAGTAACAAGAGTACTATAATTTAGAAAATTATAATTTGAATATAGAATGTTATTTGTGGCAGAATATATATGATGTTCTACTATATCTTGTTCAGCCCCAAACTCTCTATTTATTTCATATTCATTTAAAAGATTAATATCTTGAACTGAATAATCTTGGGTTTGGAGATTATTAGATGCTATATTTGATATGCTGGTTGACTCTGCCATTAGATATTAGTACTCAAATTAACTAATTCTTGTTGTGCTGAAAGAAGTTGTCCTCTCAGTTCATTTATTTCATTAAGTAGTGCTTGGATTTGTTCAGATTCCCCTGTTACACCTATATAAGCAGAACTTCTTTTAACTAATTCATCGTGTGAACCTGCTCCTTTTTGAGGAATTTCAAAAAATAATCTATCATATTCAGCAAAAAATTCAGCTACAGTAGCTGGTTCTTCTACAATAGTAATATCCTCTGGTTGAACTAATTGTTTAAATTCTGTATCAACCACTTTAGGATATGATACTTTACCATATACCTGTTTTTGAAGTTTTACTTCCTGTTTTGCCATTATCTAACTACTTTAAAATAGTTTCCTTTATCTTCAACTATTAGAGTTTCATCTCCAATAATTGTTTTAATCATTAATTGGTAATATCTTTCTGGTTCTAAACCATCCATATAAACTGTAAAGTAGTTACTACCACTATCCGCACTTATTTTTGTATATGAAGTATCAAAATCAATTACCATTTCATCTGTTTTAGCATCTTTTAGACCCCAATATGAAGATGTAGGTAGTGCTTTAGCATTTAAATATACTGAACTGGTTTGAAAAGCCCTAGTAGGGTATTTATCTCTTGCTTTTACTCTAAAATTATATACTCCACTGTCTTCAAATTCGCTTTTTAAATTTGTAAATGAAACTACAACATCGCTTGAAGTTACAGCAGTTAATGGGGTAGCATATGAGCTATCATCCCATTTAAATTCTAGTTCAGGTGGGTATATAGTGTGAGTATCCATGGAAAAATATTGTGTCTGCACGTATGAAGATGAAAATTCGATGCTTGCGCTGTGTTTAACAATAAACCCATTATTTTCAATTGAACTGCTGTTCCATAATTTAACCATGTCAGTAACATTCATTGAAATGTCTTTATCACTTGTATATAAAAAAGTTTGTGATGAGCCTGATTTGTCAGAATGCCAATCTCCTCCTCCGGTAACCCAAGCATTTGAGCCTGATTCTCCTCTCCAACCCCATGAGCAACCATCTTGAGTTTTAGGATTGTCACTTACTCTACCAGTTCCCATATCCCAAGCTCCTGATATAGGGTATGCTTCTAAAGTATAATCTAAAGGAGCATTTTCAGCGTTAGCTAAATATAATTTTAAATTAGTAGCAAAAGCCGAACCACTTATTTTATTATTAACAACATCGTTTATATCTGTTGTTTTAAATTGAATTAACGCACGTGTAACAGCAGGTAAATCACCTTGAGCAGATGATAATTGATTAATTCCATTATAATTAGAAATGTCTAATATTTCATCTAAACCTGTGTTTTGAGCAGGGTATTTAGATAGAATAAATGTATCTTTTTCGGGAAATATTTTATATACTGCCATTGTTTTAGTTTGTTACTACTCTTCCCTGAATATCTGTATCAGGGTATTTTAATTCAAAAATAGAGGGATCTAAAGAAGGATATAATACTTCATTTATAGTAGCACCATTAATATCATATGCTAGTTTTGAATATCCTTCATTTTCTCCTACTTTATTTATAATTTCTAATGATTTAACGGTTTGAACTCCATCTATACCATCAATTACATTTTTAACATTATTAAGTAATATAGGTTGATTTATTTGCCATTTATCTATATCAAAATAATCTTTTAAAGCTGTTATAATACTGTTTAATACTGTTTGGCTATTATAATTTGGTAATAGAATTACATCAAAATTAACTCCAATATTAATAATAAAAGCATCTTTAATTTCTACTGCATCTGTTAACATTCTATATTCACTTAAATAAGTAATTAAATTTTGTTTTAGAGCAGGATCTGCAACTATTAAATCATTTATGTTGTTTTGTGATAAAATATATAATGATAATAGATTTGTATCATACCTTCCTTCAGGAGTTTTTCTGTTAGGGGAAATAGAAGCATCTTGTGTTACATATACTTTAGCTACTTTTCCATATTTTGAAGGTAAAGATAAAGACCTAATAGCATAATCATCTTTAGTTACAGTTCTTAACTGTGTTGGATATTGTGATATGGATTTTAGTCTTATATCTTCATTTGTATCTCCATCTCCTCCTCCTACACCCGGTTTTGTATTAGTAAACGCTAGAGAATTTCTAACTGTAGATTGTAATGTAGAGTCTAAATTTGATCCAAAGAACGTTACTGTACCTGATGATAATATGGTTAGGGATTGAGCTGTAACATTAGAAGTAGCTCCACCTCCTACAAGATATTGTACTGTTAGAGTAGTATTTGAAGGAGCTAACCCATAAGTTCTTGTATATAAGAAGTTGGATGGATCATAAGCTGTTAAAAGTTTATCTGTACCGTAAGGTAAACCTAGCCCTACATTATCTGGGTTAGGGATTATAGTTTCATCTTGTCCTGAAGATACTCCTGGTCCAAATTGTAATTCTAATGTATTATTTGTTTTAAACCTTTTTACAAATCTTTTAGGTATTTTTTTAAGTTTTAAAAGGTAGGGTGTAGTATTATTATATTGATATAATTCAGGATCATTAGCAGCTATATTAGTTTGAGGATCAAATATAGTTTCTTGTGCTAAATAAGGTACTTCATACCATCTTGCTCCATTTGTATCTGTACATTTTATAATTTCAATAATATTTGTATCTTCAATTTGTACTGTAGAAAATCTTTCAGGTGTAGTAAATGTAAATTCAGCTGTTTTTAAAGTACCTGCTGTTGCTTTAACAGATTTTTTTAATAAATAAAAATCTGGGTTGTTAGTTCCATCTAAAGAGTAAACAGATACATCAGTTGGATCACTACTACCTGATACTGTAAAATCTACTTTATCTTCTATGTAAAAGAAAACATCAGTATTATTTGAAGATTGGATTTGAGCACCTTCTGCTAAAATCATAGCGTAATTATAATCAGGTCTATATAATCCACTTTCTATAGTTGAAGGAATTATTTGAAATATTTCTACATCTGTTGTAGCAGCATTTGTTACTTGTGGGAAATATCCATGTGTATAAGCTAATGCTAATAAACTATCTCTTTGTTTAGCAAATTCTAAATAGTTTTCTTGAACCTGTTTGTCACCGTAATATGCTAAAACGTCCCCCACATAAGAAGCCATTTCAATTAACATTAAACCCGCAGATGTCTCTGAGAAATCATTATATGTTTCAGGGTAATATACTTGAGCAAATTCAAGCAATTTCTGCTTAAATCCGTCAAAATCTTTATTTAAATATTGTATTTCCTTAGACTCCGCCATTAGTATTAATGTTTATTTGAAGTTCATCTTCTATATTTGTATTAATTATTGAGTAATTTAAGTTTATAATTACAGTTAAATTATCAGGTGACAATTCTACATTTAAATCATTTATTTGAACTTGTGGAAAATATGTTTCTACTCCACCATAAATTAAATTCTCAACTTGATCTGTTAAATTTTCTGTAATGGGATCAAAAATTACATCACGAATACCGGATCCAAATCCAGGATTCATTATTCTTTCTCTTTTACCTGTTAAAATAAAATTTAATAGGTTTGATTTAGTAGCATCTTTAGTTGTATATGTTGTATTAATACCTGTAGGGCCATCAAATGGTAATGATATTCCTACACCTGTACTAGGTTTAAGATCTAAAATATCAACATTACGTACTATATATGCCATTATATTTTGCCTTCTTCTTTAAATTTACCCATTAACCCACTAAAATCAGGTACAGCATTAATTGATACTTGATTTATATCTGAGGTTTTAGGTTGTGATGCCATCATTGCATCTACAGAGTCTACTACTTTAGTTTCACCTCCAGGCATACCGCCTTGGAATCCTACAGCATCTTGTGATGACATTCCACCATTAAGATTTCTCCAACCTCCTTCAACATGTGTTTGGTTTAAAACATCTGCTAAAGCACCTACTCCTTCAAATAAGGGTTTTGAAAACGCCGTAGTTTCATGTTTAGGTGTTTCTGTTTTAGGTTTTTCCTCAATTAATTCAGATAATGAATTATTTTCTGATTTTTGTTCTACAACCGGCTTCTGAACTGTTTTAGTTTCAGTGATAGGAGTTTGCATAATTAAAGATAATTCTTCTTTAATTACACCTCTTACTTCCTCTCTAATTATTTTTCTAAAAGCTTCTAATTTCATGATTATAAATATTTATATATTAACTTTTTCTTTTAAATGATGGGCGTAATTTTACTTTAACTTCTGAATTGGGCCCAAATCCAATTTGAAATTTATCTCTAATGTCCATATCATCTATACCGTATTGAATTTCGTTTTCGGTAAATCTTTGTCTCAATAACAGTTTTATCCATTTAGGTAATTCTTGTTCTTCAACTTTAAGGAAGTAATCTTCAAATGGTATAGTTGGGATACGTGCTTGATTATTTCTTATAGTTAATTGTTCCCAATCTATTCTAGCCTGGTTTCTTAATCCTTCATACCATTGTGCTGTCTTCCTTTGTACTTCCTTTACTTTATCAGGATTAGGATCTATACTACTTAATACTTGAGTTTTTAAAGTAGCTAAAAGTTCTTCATCTGAAAGTTGTTCATTGCCGGGTTGGTTAAGGATTTGTCCTACGGTTTCAGGGTTAATATTACTTAGAGTATTAAATACATTTTGTATAGCTTTAAATTGAGGGTTTGCCTCTTTTTGTTCTTGTAATAAAGGAGTAATTAAAGCATCTGTATTAATTGTTTTGTTCTTAGTATTTCCTTTAGGTTTAGAAGTTAATGGTGGATTTGGTATACCACTTCCTTTTAAAGTTCTATTTTCATCTGTAGTACTACCACCTCCTTCAGGTACAAAATTACCACCTCCTATTCTACTTTCAATTGGTTCTTTTGGATCTATAGGTCTACCCTCTATAGAATAATTTGGTTTTCCTTGAATAGCATTAGTAGCAGGGTTATTTGCTTGTGCTTTAATATTATTAGCTTGTAATGGGTTTGCTCCTAAATCTTCTGCTAAACCTAAAGCATCATCATCTGTTATTTGGTTTGGAGAAGCATCAGCTGTATTTACACCTATTAATCCCTGTTTTAAATATAAGCTTAATTTGTATCTAGTTTCTGTAACGATTTGGCTTAAATTATCACTAAAAGTTAAATCAGTAGCTACTATTATATTGTCATTTGAATCTAGGGCTATACCTCTTCTTCTTAATAATTTTTGTTTATTTGGATCTATAGGTTTATCTTCTTGTATCTTAATAGTATATCCTAAATATATTTCTTGGAAATTACCAAATCTATCATTAGGGTCAGCTTCAATAACTTGTTTTTGGTTATAAACATTTTCAGCTGCTTTAAGTAGAGCCTTATGTTTATCAGGATTAAATTTGTTAAAAGTATAATATTTTAATT